TCTCAACACATTCACTACAGTAAGTCAGACTTAGATTACACGTTGGACGTTAATCAGGTGTTTGATAATTTATACGCGGAGTAAGTTATGGCGTTTTTTGGATTTGGCAGGCGAACAAAAGATAAACCCGTAAAAAAGGCTACTGGTCGAGGCCGTGGAGCAGGACGCACTCGTAGAACTCGTATGGATGACTTAGAGCAGGTAAGAGATAAGAGAAGACCGCAAGGTGTTACTTCTCCAATAAAAGATGCTGCAAAGCCTGCGAAGCCGCCCACAACCACTCCTCGTTCCCCAAAAGCTGACGCTGCAAAGCCCAAAAATGACATGAAACTTCCGGCGTCAGGTCTTGCTAAGGTGACAGGTAAGGACAAGAAGCCGGGAGTCCGGCGTAATGTGGGTTCTGGTAGAGAGAAAAAAGCTAATGTTACGCGGGAGCAACTACAAAAAACTGGCCTGACGTTACGCGACTACCTTAATTTTATGGATAAAAACAACAGACGCCCTACTAAAGCCGATGCAGTGGCAGCTAAGTCTATTACGGAAGGATTTAAGAAGAAAGCGGTCAAAAAAGCAGGAGGCGGCATGATGAAGACTAAGGGATATAAAGCTGGCGGTAAGATGAAGACTAAGGGATATAAAGCTGGCGGTAAGTTACCAATGGTTAAAGACCCCAAAACTGGCAAAATGATTCCTGCCTATGCCGCTGACGGTAAGGGCAAAATGATGTCTGGTGGCCCAGTCAAGAAGATGAAGACTAAAGGCTACGCCAAAGGCGGCATGATGAAGTCTAAGGGCTATGCCAAAGGTGGTAAGGTTCGCGGTGCCGGTATCGCTCGTAAGGGTGTACGTCCAGCGAAGATGCGTTAATGAGGCGCTATTACAAGTCAGGCGGGAAAATATGTCCGTCAGGGAAAGCGTGGGCTAAACGCACCTTTGACACATACCCGTCTGCTTACGCAAATATGGCCGCATCTAAGTATTGCAAAGACCCTAGCTACGCTAAAGGCAGCAAGAAAAAGAAGAAGTAATGGACGTATATCGGGTGCAGACAGGTACTAAGTACGGCACGTTGTTTGCGGACAATGATGCTGACCTTGCTAAGCTCAAAGCGTGGTTTATTGGCCAGATTAAGCTCGACTTGGCAGAAGATAGCACTCTTACAGACAGTACAATCGACCAGACCGCTGATAACTGGGAAGAGAGTTTTGACCTGCTAACGAAGACGATTGCCTATGACGTTACAGAACAAGGTTTACGTGAGGCGCTTGCGGGCGGCTATGTAGCTGCTGGTGGCAATACAGTCATCAACAAAAGCATGGGCTTAGAGGCTTGGAGTTAGGTATATGGGCGATCTTAAAAAATGGCGTGACCAAGACTGGGTTCGTATCGGCACCGATGGCAAGATCAAGGGGCCATGCGGCACATCAAAAGACAAAAAGAACCCAGATCGTTGCTTGCCAAGATCTAAGGCGCAGTCATTGAGTCAGTCTCAAAGAGCCACTACAGCACGTAAAAAGAAAAAAGCGGGTGCTACAGGGCAGCAGGTAGTAAGTAATACTAAAGCCGCTAAGGTCAGAACCGCAAAAGCCGGTGGTATGATACGTGCGAATCATAGAGGTTGCGGCGCAGTAATGAGCAACAGACGCAAAAAGACCTTATACGTATAGGAATAGACGATGGCTACATCTGGAACAACAGCGTTTGACATGGACTTCACAGAGATTGCTGAAGAGGCGTGGGAACGTGCAGGTCGTGAGATGCGTTCTGGGTATGACTTACGCACTGCCAGACGCTCTATGAATTTGATGACTATTGAGTGGCAGAATCGTGGCATTAACATGTGGACGATTGACGAAGGAACTATAAACCTCGTACAAGGTACTTCTGAATACACGTTACCTGCTGACACAATAGACCTTTTGGAACAGCAAATACGCACAGGCAGCGGTAATGTAGCTACACAGGCTGATCTAACTATAAACCGAATTAGTGTTAGTACATATGCTTCTATACCTAACAAACTAACTCAAGGTAGGCCGATTCAGGTTTATATAGAGCGTTTGCGGGATGCCCCTAAAATCAACGTGTGGCCTGTACCTGAGAACGACGACTACGTTTTCTACTACTGGCGTATGCGTCGTATAGAAGATGCGGGGAGCGGCATACAAACCGCTGATATGAACTTTAGGTTTTTCCCCTGCTTAGTTGCGGGGTTGGCGTACTACATCGCCATGAAAGAGCCAGAACTTATGACACGTATCCCCATGCTAAAGGATGCCTATGAAGAGCAGTTTGCACTAGCGGCTGGGGAAGATAGAGAAAAAGCCTCTATACGTTTTGTTCCACGCGCTAATAGAGTGTATTAATGTCTAATCGTTTTGCATCAGCACAAAAAGCTATTGCGGAATGTGACATCTGCGGATTTCAGTATAAGCTACGTGAACTAAAAAACTTGGTGCGTAAAGGGCGAGATACGAACTTAAAGGCTTGCCCTACATGCTGGAACCCAGACCACCCTCAACTGAAGTTGGGCGAGTTTCCAGTAAGTGACCCGCAGGCTATACGCGATCCACGCCCAGACAGAAGTTTAGGTGAGTCGGGAGACAACAGTAGCAGAGGGATACAGTGGGGTTGGAACCCTGTAGGTGTAGGAGATGACCCTTATAACCTTACACCTAACAACTTATTAGCTCATGGACAGGTGGGCACAGTGACAGTAACGACAACTTAGGCATTAAACATGAAAACACCAAAAGTAGTTAAGACCGTAGGATCGCCTACCCCAGTAGAAGTAAAAGACGCACCTAAACCAGATATGTCTGGCGTTAAGACCACAGGTATAAAAGTACGCGGTGTGGGCGCAGCTACCAAAGGAACAATGGCTCGCGGGCCTATGGCATAGCAATGAACTACACTGAACTGAAAACAAACATTGAGGATGTCTGTGAACAAACGTTTACAGATGACCAGCTTGCTATGTTTACTCAACAAGCAGAGCAGAAAATTTACAATGCAGTTCAGATACCCGCGTTGCGTAAAAATGTTACGGGTACAGTAACGCAAGACAACACGTACCTGACCGCGCCTACTGATTTTCTTTATGTATATAGCTTGGCAGTTATAGATGGTAGCGGTAACTACAACTACCTTTTGAGTAAAGATGTTAACTTCATACGTGAAGCGTACCCTGCTGCTACACCTACAGGGCTACCTAAACATTATGCTGTGTTTGCTGATGAAACGTTTATTCTTGGGCCTACTCCAGATAGCGGTTACACCACTGAACTTCATTACGGGTATTACCCTGAATCTATCGTTACAGCAAACACTACGTGGTTAGGCGATAACTTTGACTCAGCGTTGCTCAACGGTGCTCTTGTTGAGGCCATACGCTTTATGAAAGGTGAGCCTGATATGGTCGCGTTGTATGACAAGATGTATGTTACTTCTATGTCACTACTCAAGGTGCTTGGGGATGGTAAACTTCGTTCTGATACATACCGTTCAGGGCAACCTGTACTCCCAGTGCAGTAGGGTACTCAATGTTTTTACAATCTCCAAAATTAGAAGTAGGCAATGTGTCTGTAGCTGTAACTAGCAATAAAGGGCACGACCCTGAGTTCTGGGCGCAAGCAACCGCTGATAGAATTGTTAGTGTGGGCGGAGACTGTCATCCAGTAATAGCAGAACAAGCTGAAGCATTCAAAGAAGCAGTACGAGCAACAGTTTTGTACTACATCAAGGAAGCGATAAAAAGCGATAGGACTACTCTTATTGCTCAACTAGAACGTCAGGGTCATAAAGACATGGCTGACATAATTAGGAGTCTATAATGGCTATTACGACAGCAATGTGCACCAGCTTCAAAAAGGAACTTATGGAAGCAGTCCATAACTTTAAGAACACAGGCGGTAGCACGTTTAATCTTGCGCTGTACACAAGCAGTGCGAGTTTGGGTGCGGGTACAACCGCTTACACTACTTCAAATGAAGCTAGTGGAACTAACTACACAGCAAAAGGCGCAGCTCTTACTCGTGTAGACCCAACCACATCAGGCACTACGGCCTTTACGGACTTTGCAGACCTGACATTCTCAAATGCAACAGTTACCGCAAGAGGCGCACTTATATTTAACGACAGTGCTTCTGGTGATCCGTCTGTCTGTGCTTTGGATTTCGGTGGGGATAAGACATCAACTGCTGGTGACTTCACCATTCAGTTCCCTGCTGCTGATGCCTCTAACGCGATCATTCGCATCGCATAGGACTTAACGTGTGGCGAATGTTACTGGCTGGGGTAGAGGCACTTGGGGTGAGGGCGCATGGGGCGAAGAAGCTCCAGTTCTCGTCACGGGTGTCGCAGGCACTTCGGCAGTTGGCACAGTCACAGTTGATGCAGAGGCTAACACCAGCGTCACAGGCGTTGCAGGCACGAGTGCGGTTGGCACGGTTACAGTCGTCGCAGAAGCCAATGTTTCAGTCACAGGTGTTGCAGGTACTTCAGCCGTTGGCGCTGTCACTACTACAGCGGATGCAAATACTAGCGTCACAGGTAATGCAGGCACAGGTGCTGTTGGTACGGTTACAGTCGAAGCAGAAGGAATTGTCCCTGTCACAGGCGTTTCTGGAACGTCAGCAGTTGGTACAGTTACCACTGATGCAGCGGCAAATGTTGCTCTTACAGGAGTGGCTGGAACGTCTGCGCTTGGCACCATCTCGCTGGTTACAAACAATAATATCAACGTTACAGGCGTTGCAGGTACGTCAGCCGTTGGTGTGGTTACAGTCGTTGCAGAAGCCGACATTGATGTTACGGGCGTTGCAGGTACAGGAGCGGTTGGCACAGTCACTACAACAAGTGACGCAAATACTTCAGTTACGGGCGTTGCAGGTACGGGTGCCGTCGGCACAGTCTCTATCGGGTTGGGGCAGACGATTGTTCCAACGGGCGTTGCAGGTACAGGAGCGGTTGGAGATGTAACAGTAGTAGCTAAAGCTACGGTAACACCGCTTGGTGTTTTTGGTACTGGAGAGATAGGCGCGTTTAATGTTTGGGGGCTTGTAGATGACTCACAAACACCAAACTGGAACAATATAAACGACAATCAGACTGTAGAATGGTCTAATGTGTCAGGTAGTCAAACCCCTAACTGGGAAGAGGTAGCTTAAATGGCAACTTACGTTAATGACCTTCGCTTGAAAGAGATTGCCACTGGCGACGAAAGTGGAACTTGGGGCGAAAGCACAAATACAAATTTAGAGCTTATTGGTAATGCAATGGGTGTTGGTGCAGAAGCTATTGCTAACGCATCTAGCCACACAATAACAATGGCTGATGGTACTGCCGACGAATTTCGTTCTACGTTTTTACGTCTAACTGGTGGCGGTCAGGCTTGTACGGTCACACTAGCTCCTAATACGTTATCTCATACTTGGATCATGCGTAACGAGACAAACTCGACCTTAACGCTTACTCAAGGTTCTGGAGCGAATGTCGCTATTGCTGCTGGACAGACTAAAATTGTTGCAACAGACGGTGCTGGATCAGGAGCAATTGTCTATGAAATGGATGATCTTGAGCTTGCTGGCAATCTGCTTGTTGGCGGCACCTTGGGCGTTACAGGGACTCTAACTTACTCAGGCGATCTAGTCTCATCAACCTCTGGCACCTCTAACTTCCGCGCAGGTGTCAACGCAGGTAACAGCATTGCCTCTGGCGGCAACTACAACGTGGTCGTGGGCGATGAAGCAGGTACTGCGATTACTACGGGTGATAACAACGTAGCGGTTGGTTTTGGTGCTCTGAATGATGAAGACACAGGAAATTATTCAACTGCTATAGGAAGTGGCACGTTATCAAAGCAAAATAATGATGCTAATAATTATAATACCGCTGTCGGTTTTGAGGCTGGTAGAGAAGTCACCACAGGAATTAGTAACACCATCATCGGTGGTCTTGCAGGAGACGCTTTAACAATAGGGCAAGAAAATACTGTTGTAGGCAGATCTGCCCTCACTGCGGCAATTGGAGATAAATACTGTGTCGCAATAGGTAACGCTGCTTTGGCCGCTCAAAGTAATGCCACGGGAACAGACGTTTATAACACCGCAGTAGGCTATGCCGCTGGTCTGTCAGTCACCACGGGAATCCAGAACACTATCGTGGGCGCTCTTGCTGGTGATGCTCTGACTGATGCTGATCTAAACGTGGCGGTGGGTTATGGAGCTTTAACGTCAGACACTCTAGGCAGCAAAAGTGTTGCTATAGGTCATACAACTTTAGCTAATCAAAACTTTACTACAGCTACAGATTCGTTCAATACGGCAGTAGGACATAGTGCAGGTGCAGCAGTCACCACGGGAGTCCAGAACACTATCGTTGGAGGTCTTGCTGGGGATGCCATTACCACAGGTACAGATAACGTAGCTGTTGGATACGCTGCTTTAGACGCTAATACCACTGCAAGTGGAAATAATGCAGTCGGTTCTCAAGCACTAGGCGCCAACACAACAGGTGCAAGCAACATAGCCATCGGGCAACAGGCAATGTTTGGCAACACTACTGGTAGCAATAATACGGCCATAGGTCACGTTGCTCTTGGGGATAACACCACAGCGGATAACAACACAGCAGTTGGTTATTTTGCACTAAACGCAAACACCACAGGAACCTATAACACTGCCGTAGGTACTAGTGCAGGTC